CTTTTGAGTTCTTTTTTGATTTTTTAGTCATGTTTTTGCGATACAAGATAGTTGATATTTAGAATAACTCTAGTTTGCTCATCGGTACATGTGTAACCAAGATGTTTATTACTACCATCAAAGACAAGTAAACGATTAGGTTCACATTCAATTTTAGTTCCATCTTCAAACTTAGTAAACCCATTATTATCATTACAATAATAAATTGCAGTTTTATGAGTGGGACCAGGAATACGCCAGTCAGTGTGATATCTTCCTTGAGGAAGATGAGAATCTTTTCTTACGTTGAGATTTAGTTTTGCACTTAAAAGAAAAATATTACTTCCTTGTGAACAAAGATTAGAAACTCTATTCATAACAGGAGCAGTAAATTTGTTATGCCAATCACTAACTACACCAACATTATTTCGGTATAATGTATGTGTGAATTGACCAAATGTTTTTTCTTCAAATTCATCAGTAATAAAGGGGTTGAAATACCAAGGTAATTCACTATTATTGAGAATTTTTTCTATTTCTAAATAATCTTCATTATCTAGAAAGTTATCATATACTTCAAACATTATTCATTTCCATCCTCCCTTTAGAACCCATTCATCATGGTATTGATTGTTCCAATTTTGACTGATCCCGTAGGATGGTTGAATTACTTGTTCAATGTACCTACGATTTTCTCTGGCAAGATTTAGACTCTCTGCTTCGAGAGACTTGACTCTTCCATCAACTTGAGATGCCCACCATACTGCACCAGCACCCTGGACTAAGAGAAAGGATACGATTGCAAATGGAACTTTTAAATCCTTCACAGGTCTCCCTCCTTACGATTCTCGGAATAGTGGACATCAAACTCACCGCCAGGATAACGAGACTTGAGTTTGTCCACATTCATTTCAATAACTTCATCGAGTGAAATGTTCAGACCCATACATGCCTGAGCAACATACCACATAATATCACCAAGTTCACGTTTGAGGTGGAACAGGTTTTCTTCATTGACAGGTTTGCCTTGGAAGATAATCTTTTTAACAACCTCAGTAAATTCACCTGCCTCTGCAGACATACCTACAGCAGCAGTAAGCAGTCGCTCGGTAGGAAATCCTTGATCATGAAGTTCGGAAATGCGATTGGAGAAATCATAATAACTTTGACTCTGGGGTGACGTAACCGCATTTACAAACTCAAGATATGCGTCAGTGTTTACTTTTTTGGTCATTTTAAATCAAAAGGTTGTTGTTCATTTTCGTTTAGTTGAGGACTTCTAATAGTCCAAGATCCCCCAACACCACCATCCATGTTAACAACAATATCAGTTGTTGGTAACTGATTTTGTGGAAATGGTTTGATGTCAACGGTTTCGTAGGTTGGTTTATACTGATAGTAGTGACCTTCCCATCTATTGTTTCTCATGTTGACTAAATTAATGGCATCCATAAGAAAACCACAGTCAGCAATTTTTTCACCACGTGGGTTGAATACAGAATACATTAAAATTTGAATCCTCCAAATTTATTTGTTGGTGGTTCATCATCATCATTATACCCGTCATCTTGTCCAGAGTCAAGTATATCATTCTGTGCAGATTGCTCACAATCATACAGACGCATCTTGGCACGGTCGATACCGATTACAAATCTCTTATTTACTGTGGGATCATTATATCTGTTCTTTAACTGCTTCACCATAATTTGTCCAAGCCCCTCAAGCTCTTCTGAAGAAATAAGGGCAAACATAAGATCAGCAGTAGCAGGGAGCCCAAAGGACTCAGAGGTATCAGTAAGGTCAACATCAGAGCTACCATAACCAGAACGAGTGGTCTGCGTGGCAGAAACGATAGGGACGTTTGCTTCAACAGCCAATCCTCTAAGCTCTTCTGCAATACTCTTAATATATGAATATGAATTGACATTGCCATTTGCGCGATATCGTGAGGAAGCACATATATTAAGGTAATCAATGAAAATAATATCAGGTCTAAATGATTTCTTAAGTGCAAGCTCATTAAGAAGTGCTCTAAAGTGTCCACTATGTGCAGATGCAGTTGGATATTCTTTAATTATAAGAGAACCTTGAGTTTTTTTACTTAAGTTAGCTACTTTATTTTCAAACATGACTTTAGGAAGATCCCCAAGATCTTGAATATTGACATTCAGAAGGTTTGCATCAATACGTTCAGCAATCTTCTCCTCTGCCATCTCCATTGTAATGTAAAGGACGTTACCTCCACTAAGGAGAACGGAGCTAGCCATATGACACATGAAAAGAGACTTACCAACACCTGTCCCAGCAAGAGCGATGTTAAGACTCTTGTTAACCAAACCACCTTTCGTAATTTTGTTAAAGTATTCGAGATCAAACGGAATACGATTTTCTTTTTTGTGGTACGATTCATATCTTTCTTCATAGTCTAGAAGGTAGTCATGTCCTACATGATTATCAAAACTTACACCTAATGCTTCAGATAATATATTTGGAATTGCATCTCTATTTCTTTTCTCATCATTACCATCTGCAATATGAATAGATTCCATAAGTGCCAGATAGATAGCACGATCACGACACCACTTCTCTGTGGTATTAATTATCCATTCAAATTCACTAGAAGTTTCTTCTAGATTTTGCACGATTTCAATAATTTCTTTGAAAGATGAATCCGTGACATCTTTTCTATTTTCAATTTCAATGCAAAGAATTTCTTTACTACAAATTTTATTATAGTCAGTAATAAACTTTGAAATCTCCTCATACACAATTTGCTGAGAAGTATTTTCAAAGTATTCCTTTTTCAGGAAAGGGAGAACTTTCCTAGCATATTCTTCATTACTCAGTAGATTCTTCAGAATCAGAATTTCTATTTGGTCCATAATTAAATTGAAATGATATACTAATACGTTTACGATCAGGTTCCTTAAAGGGATTTACCGAGTGAATCAAATAAGTTGGAAATAAAATAAGAAGACTAGCAGTTGGATACGTGTGCATAGAACTGACAGTATGCCATTCATCTCTAACTGGATTTAGATGAACCTTTTTACCATGAGCTGGATCGAAGAAAGAAATAGATCCACCATCAGAACCATTACATGCGTGTGGTTCCAGTTCAATAGATCCATCATGATAGTTATAGAAAGTTTCTTTCCCATCTATCCATCCTATAGGATAGTATATCGCAGAAAGAGAAGAAAGGTTGTGTTGGTGAGGAAAGTTACAATCTCCAGGACCATTGATATTTGCCCACAACCCATCACATTCTAGTCCAGATTCCCATCCAAATTGGTCACAATAATTATTAGCACATCCCTTTACAAGATTTCTAAGACTATTAAAACTTTCATAGTCTTCTTCTAAAAAGAATTTACTGTGCCATCCACCAAAATTACTGTTGACTATTCCTTTCGGATCTCTCTCAGTTTCTTTCACAATATCAGAAACTAAGTTTTCGTTCATTTCATGAACTGCATCAGTAAAGTTTAAGGTCATTACTGGGACTGCAAAAAGTCCCTGCATGTTAGAAAAAATTTCAACAGCTTGATCACCCATAACTAAACTCTTTCTGTGCGATTTCGTCTAATGCTTGCATTACTTCTGGTGTAAAATATTGATCTGGATCTTTCAAAATTGCTTTAGCATAAACTTTCTTGCCATCCATTTCATAACGACCTGCTACATTTTTCCAGAGTCCACCGATCTCCCCAAGTTCAAGAAGACCATAATAGCGATCAAGACCACGCTCGTCGTAATACAAACGAATGGTAACATCCTTATTCTCCTTACTTAGACGTGATTTATGAGTCTTTGCCTTGATAAGATTTCCAATGATTTCTGTTCCATCCTTTTCCTTTTTCTTTGAGAGATGGATGATTGTAGAAGCAGCATACTTGAGTCCACTACCTCCTCCCATTTCTTTAGTTGGTACATAAGAACCGATGACATCATAGGTGTGGTTGGTAACGATCAATGGAATGTTAGCCTGTCCCAGTTTAAGTGTCAACATCCTGAACGCACCTTTAATCAGTTGTGATTTTGTCATATCACGAACCTGCTTGTCGTTGAGTGCGTCGGTGATCTCCTTCTCTGTGGATAGCATACCAAGAGAGTCTAACACAAACATCAGTGGTTTGCGGTCTTCTATAGGGTCTTTTAAGTATCTGTCAACGGTTTTCAGTGCTTTCTGTCTAAACTCCTCTACAGTAACCACATTCATTACTACAGTTCGGTTTAAGTCAATTCCACGACTTGAGAGTAGAGCCTTATTAACAGCTGCTTCAGTATCAAAATATATGCACATCCCATCAGGGTTAGAATCCAGAAAATTTTTGACGACTGCCAGGCTAAAGAAAGTTTTGCCAGTGCTAGACTCACCAGCAATGGCAGTAATCTTATTCCCAGATACACCACCAAATATAGAACCTGAAATAAGTCCGTTAAAGATGTATGAACCTGTGTCCACAAATTTTTCAGTTTCGTCAATATCGGATGCAATTTGTGCATACTCATTCCCAATCTCTTTTACAACTTCTTTTAAGAAATCCAT